AAGCGTGGGTTCTTGCCTACGATGTTGGAAGAAATGTATGATGACCGTAAGAAGTTTAAGAAGTTGATGCTTCAAGCCAAACAAGAGTATGAGTTGGAGAAAGATGGCAAGAAAAAGCGTGAAATTAAAAACAGAATCTCACGCTATGAAAACTTGCAACTTGCAAAGAAAGTTTCTCTAAACTCTGCTTATGGTGCGATGGGTTCACAATACTTCAGATTCTATGACTTGCGCCAAGCGTTGGGTATTACCACTGCTGGTCAATTGTCGATTCGTTGGATCGAATATAAGATTAATCAATACATGAATAAACTTCTTGGTACTGATGAAGATTATGTTATCGCATCCGATACCGATTCAATCTATCTCCGTATGGATGTTTTGGTAGATAAAGTATATGGTACTGGTGCTAAGAATTCTGTATCACCAAACATCGACAAGCAAAAAGTGATTAACTTCATGGACAGAGTTTGTGAAGACAAGATTCAACCATACATTGATGCGTCATATAAAGAGTTAGCCGACTATGTCCATGCTTTCGACCAAAAGATGCAAATGAAGCGTGAAGGCTTATCGGATAAAGGTATCTGGACTGCCAAGAAGCGTTATATTCTGAATGTGTATAACAACGAAGGTGTTCAATACGCAGAGCCACAGATGAAAGTTATGGGTCTGGAAATGGTGAAGTCTTCTACTCCATCTATCATCCGTGAAAAGATGAAAGAAGTTATTAAGTTGACTGTTATTGGTAATGAATCACAAGTTCAGGAGTATATTGCTAAATTCCGTGAAGAGTTTAAATCTTTGCCACCTGAAGAGGTATCATTTCCTCGTTCCGTGAATGGTTTGAGCACTTATGCCAACGCTGGTTCAATATATACTAAGGGTACACCAATTCATGTGCGTGGTGCTTTGATTTATAATTACTTCCTAAAGAAGTATGACTTGACTAAAAAGTACCAGATGATTCAGGAAGGTGAAAAGTTAAAGTTTACTTACTTGATTCAACCTAATCCACTTGGTGATAATGTTATTTCATATCCATCACGATTGCCACCAGAATTTGGACTTGACAATTACATTGATTATGATTTACAATTTGACAAAGCCTTCCTAGACCCGATTAAGATTATTCTTGATTCGATTGGTTGGCAGTCAGAGAAAACAAATTCTCTGGCAGACTTCTTCTAACAAAGGTATAATATGAGTTTATTGGACAAAATTAAAAAGAATAGCACAATCAAAGATAGTGCCATTCTATCTAAATCAAAATTCTTTACACAGAAAGATATGATTCCAACATCAATCCCAATGATTAATGTGGCACTTTCTGGTAGACTAGATGGTGGTTTGACACCAGGTCTTACGATGTGGGCTGGCCCATCAAAACATTTTAAGACAGCATTCAGTTTGTTGATGGCCAAATCTTACATGGACAAATATGATGATGCAGTCTTACTCTTCTACGATAGTGAATTTGGTACGCCTCAGTCTTACTTTGATACTTTTGGTATTGACACAGAGCGGGTGCTCCATACTCCTCTTACAGACATTGAACAGTTAAAGTTTGATATTATGAAACAACTGGAAGGTATTGAGCGTGGTGAACATGTTATCATTCTAGTTGATTCTATTGGTAACTTGGCTTCTAAGAAAGAAGTTGAAGATGCACTTGAAGGTAAATCTGTTGCAGATATGAGCCGTGCTAAACAAGTTAAGAGTTTGTTCCGTATGGTAACACCACACTTGTCACTCAAAGATATTCCAATGGTTGTTGTTAATCACACATACAAAACTATGGAATTGTATGCGAAAGATGTTGTTGGTGGTGGTACAGGTTCTTACTACTCTGCTGATAATATCTTTATCTTGGGTCGCCAACAAGAAAAAGAAGGTACTGAAATCGTTGGTTACAACTTCATCATTAATGTTGAGAAATCACGCTATGTGAAAGAGAAATCAAAGATTCCAGTTACTGTTGCTTATGAAGGTGGCTTGAACAAGTATTCTGGTTTGATGGATATTGCACTAGAAGGTAACTTTGTTCAGAAGCCAAGCAATGGTTGGTACGCTAAAGTTGACCAAGAGACTGGTGAACTTGGTGATAAGAAACGATTAGCCGATACTATGACCGCTGAATTCTGGGATGATATCCTTGAGAATGCAGACTTCAAAGAATATGTGAGGAAGAAATATGAAATCGCTTATGGAAGCATTATGGGACAAGATAGCGTTCTGGAAGAAACCGAAAACGTTTGAGCCTGGTGTTGATTACGAATTCCACGATTTTGAAGATAGTGATTTAACTGGTGTAAGGATCATCCAAGGTCCTTATGCTGGTGTTTTGTATTACTATACTGGTGCATCCGTAGCCGAAGAAGGCTTGGGTGCAGTTTTTAAATTTGGATATCAAGTCGTAGAAGCAGGTAATTATACACGAAAAGACTTAGATAGTGATGAGAAATTTGTTACAATGATGGGTGACATTCTCACAACAATTATTTTAATGGACGGACAATTTGAATCGCCTAGAACTTTCTATTCTGAAAAATCTAGTATATAATGAAGAGTACACACGAAAGGTGTTGCCCTTCCTTAATGCTGAGTATTTTACAGATAACTCTGAGAAACTTGTGTATGCTGAAATCGCAAGTTTCGTGGACAAATATAAAACATTACCGACCAACGAAGCACTACTAATCAACTTTTCGGAGAGTAAATCTCACACCGAAGAGCAGGTGCGTGGTGCAGTTCAAATAATCAAAGACATTCAAGCGGCTAAAGATGAGCCAACTGAGATGCAATGGTTGACTGAGCAGACTGAAAAGTTCTGCCAAGATAAAGCAATCTACAATGCTATCATGGAATCCGTGCAGATTCTTGATGACAAGAAATCGACCAAAGCAAAAGGTGAGATACCAAAGATTCTATCTGATGCTTTGGGTGTTTCATTTGACAACAACATTGGTCACGATTACATTGATGATTATGAGGCACGATTTGACTTCTATCGAAAGAAAGAGGAACGAATTCCTTTTGATTTGGACTTCTTCAACAAAATCACAAAAGGTGGGTTACCTAATAAGACACTTAACATTGCTCTCGCTGGTACTGGCGTTGGTAAATCTTTGTTTATGTGTCATGTAGCCGCTGGCTGTATCTCACAAGGCTATGATGTATTGTATATTACAATGGAGATGGCCGAAGAAAAGATTGCCGAGCGTATTGATGCAAACATGTTGAACATTAAACTGGACGACTTGCATATCATACCCAAAGAAGACTATTTGCGTAGATTTGAAGCACTACAATCCAAGACCCGTGGTAAGTTAATCATTAAAGAATATCCTACGGCTAGCGCCAGTGCTATGCACTTCAGGTCATTGTTGAATGAATTGCAGTTAAAGAAGAATTTCAAGCCAAAGATTATCTTTATTGACTATCTGAATATCTGTAGTTCTTCACGAATCAAACAAGGTGGATCTGTTAACTCATACACCTACATTAAGTCTATTGCTGAGGAATTGCGTGGACTTGCTGTGGAATTTAATGTGCCAATCGTATCTGCTACACAGACAACTCGGTCAGGTTACAGTAATTCTGATGTTGGACTAGAAGACACCAGCGAATCTTTTGGTTTGCCAGCGACTGCCGACTTCATGTTTGCGTTAATTACAACAGAAGAATTGCAACAATTGAACCAAATTATGGTAAAACAATTGAAAAATCGCTATAATGATCCTAGCATGAACAAAAAGTTCGTTATTGGGGTTGATAGGTCGAAGATGAAACTGTTTGATGCCGAAGATTCTGCACAAGCAATCGTTGATTCTGGACAGATACAAGAAGATAAACCGCTGAATACATTCGGCAATCGTGAGCGTAGATTCAATTCCAAGTTCGAAGGTGTTCGTGTATAAATACTCTATAAAATGGAGAATACATGGCTGCCCAACAAGGATTCCAGTACGAAATTAACGCCGCTAAGATACTAAAACCAATGGGACTG